TAGACAAAACAAGAAGTGAAAAATTGTGCGCATTTAATGCTTGACTTTTGTATTTTTTCAGAATTTCGTGCCCTGTAAAATGAATTGCAAGAAAAGGTTTTAAGCCTTTCTTGCAATTCTTTTTTTATGCGCAGAAATGTGAGACAGGAGGTGCAGAGCATGGAAAGCAAGGCAAATGTCCGGCGCGGCGCGAAGGATTTGCAGCTGTTTGAGCGCAAGCGCATTGAGCAGATGCAGAGCGCCGGGCACAGCGCGGAAGAGATCGCCGTCGAGATCGGCGTGTGTTACGTCACGATCTACCGCGAGCTGAAGCGCGGCGACACAGGTGAGATGGACGAGCTGGGCCGGAGAGTCTATGACGCGGAACTGGCGCAGCGCAAGGCCGCCCTTGCCCGGCGGAACAAGGGTTCCAAGAATCCGGAGAACGACGGGAGGTGCAGGCGGCGTGGCCAGAACACAGACGGCGAGACGCGACAGGATTCCGGGCAACAGGTATGAGACGTGCATCGGATGCGGGCTGGATTGGAACGTAAGCCTCTTCGCCCCGAAGGGCTGGTACATTTGCCCGCAATGCGAGTATCGAATGAGAAAGAAACGACGGTATGAACAAGCTCAGGCGCAAGGATTTGCGGGAGATCACAGACCAGCTTGAAACGCTGCAGGAATTGCTCCAGGAACTGCAGGAACAGGAAGAAGAGTATCGGGACAATATGCCGGAGAACCTTCAGGGCAGCGAGAAATACGAGCGGGCAGACAAGGCCTGCAGCAATCTGTCGGACGCTTATGACAGTCTGCAGGACGCCATCGACAACATCACGGCAGCGATTGAAGGATAGGAGGAAGACATGGAAAGATACGCCATCATCATTAAGACCGACGGGGTCTGCGTTCTACTGCACTGCTACCCCGGAGACTGCTTGAGTCTGGAGGAGATGCAGAAGATCGTGGAAGGCCACATCGAGGCGGTGCCAACAGCACTGGCACAGGGATGGAGCCAGGAACCCGGCGTCGGCCTCGCGCTCATCGTCAATGAGGAAGGAAAGCTACAGAACCTGCCGGTCAATCAGACGGCGACAGATTTGTCGGCTGCCTACAATGACGTCATCGTCGGAAACGCCATTCTCCTGGGGACGACGGACGAAGACTTCATCGGGCTGACAGAGCGGGCTGCACAGAACATTATGAAGAAGTGGGAGCTTGGCGTATGCTGAACAACTGCATCATCATGGGGCGGCTGACAGCAGACCCAGAGCTGCGGCACACGAACTCCGGTGTCGCCTGCTGCAGCTTCACGCTGGCTGTAGAGCGGGATGGAAAACCGAACGAGCAGACCGGCCAGCGAGCCGCCGACTTTATCGACTGCACTGCCTGGCGGAACACGGCAGAGTTTATCTGCAAGTGGTTCTCCAAAGGGCGCGTGGCTGTGGCTGCGGGCCGGATGCAGACCAGAACGTGGAAAGACCGGCACGATCAGAGCAGGAAGAGCACAGAGCTTCAGGTTGAAAGTATGTATTTTGCGGACAGCCGGAAGGACGCAGCCGCAGACGTGCCGCTTGCGGACGACGATCTGCCGGGTGCATGGACGGAGCTGAGCGGCAGCGAGCCGCTGCCATTCCTATAAAGAGAGGACGAAGGAAGATGGAGCAGAAGGTCATTGTGCTGCGCGAAAGAACGCGGCGAACACGGCACCGCAGCCGGAAGGATGTGCGGGCAAGACGGAGGATTTGCGGTGTGCTGGCGGCGCTTTGTTTTCTGCTTCTGCTGGGCGTCGTCGGTAGTATGGAGAACGGAACCATGGCGCTCGGCATCGGAACGGTGCGCGTGATGGGAACCGGCACGGCTGGCGTGCTGCTCACCTGGGCGGCGGGAGGATTCCAGTATGCAGCAAGGCCATAGACACAGACGCTCCAGAAGACGGCGGAGAAGAATCCGCCAGCTGCAGCTGCTGGTAGCGGCGTGTATCCTGGTAACCGGTGTAGTGCTGGTCTGCGCGGCGCAGCACAGCAGCAAGCAGGAGGCGAAGGAAGCGGCAGCAGCAGCTGCGCAGACGGAGGCACAGGAGCTGAAGACGGTCGAGCCGCCCGCTCAGAATCCGGAACCGGAAGAAGAACCGGAGCCGGAGCAGGACTGGGACGAAGAGGCCCGGTACATGGCGCAGGCGTGCTTCGGCGAGGGCTGGATTTGCCAGTCGAAGACGGAGTGGGCCGCGATCTACTGGAACATCCTGAACCGTGTAGACAGCGATGACCCGTATTATCCGGACAACATCATCGGCGTCGTCACGCAGAGTGCACAGTATCACGGGTACGACCCGACGAACCCAGTGCTTCCGGTACTCAAAGAACTGGCGCTGGATGTCATCGACAGATGGCAGCGGGAAAAACAGGGCGAGACAGATGTGGGCCGTGTGCTGCCGCCGGAATATCTCTTCTTCGGCGGCGACGGGAAACACAACACATTTAGAACCGAGTGGGACGGCGGCGAATACTGGGACTGGAGCTGGCCGTCTCCATACGAAAGTTAGGGAGGAAAGACCATGATGTATCGGGTGCGCCGCGTGCAGATCGGAAACAGCGGAGAGATTGCGTGGGAGTCGAAGCGGGCGGAGATCATGCCGTGGCCAGTGGAGCTGACGGTCGGCGGGCTGTATGCGCTGCGAAGCGGCAGACTGTACCGCGTGGAAGGGAGAGAAAATCGTGGAGCAGAAGGTTGACCCGTATATGCGGGAGGCGCCATGGGTGTGCTGCCCGATGTGCGACGAGGATGTCTGCGTTGGGCGGTTCAACTGCCCGGAGATTGCAGAGTGGTGCAGGGAAAAACGGGAGAAAGACGCGGCGGAAGGAGTTGTACGGGTATGATTGCTCGCGTGTTTCCGCGCAGGACTGCTATGACACCGAGAGATGGCCTGGCGTTCTTCAAAGAGCCAACGATCGAGAATATTGCGGACTGCATCAAAGCGGACGTGACCGAGGTACATATTTCCGTGACGTTCACCTGGGACATCCTGCGTGCGGAAGACCTTTATTATGCCTGGCAGATTCTAGGTGTGCCGGTCGAGGTTGGAGGCCCGGCGTTCGATGATCGGATGGGCGACTTCACGCCGGGGGTGTATCTGCGCGATGGCTACATATTTACCTCACGCGGCTGCACGAAGGACTGCTGGTTCTGCTCTGTGCCACGCTGCGCACGAGGAACAATCCGCGAGCTGCCGATCACGGATGGCTGGAACATTCTTGACGACAACATACTGGGCACCAGCGAGCAGCACTTCAAGGATGTATGCGCGATGCTGAAGCGGCAGAAGCATCCGGCAGTATTTTCTGGAGGCCTTGAGCCAGCGCTGCTGCAGCAATGGCAGGCAGACCTACTCTACGACGTGCGGCCGGACAGGCTTTACACGGCATATGACACGAAGGATGATCTCGAACCGCTCATCGAAATGGGACGAAAGCTGCGGGCCGCAGGCTTCAGACCGGCGAGGCACAATATGCGCTGCTATGTGCTGGTCGGGTACGAGGGTGACAGCTTTGAGGCTGCAGAGCGAAGGCTCCACGAGACCATGCAGGCTGGGTTTGTCCCGTTTGCAATGCTCTACAGAGACGAAAGTGGAGAGCGGGACACTGCATGGCGCCGTTTTCAATGCGAATGGTGCAGGCCGATCATCGTCGGGAAGAAATTTAACGAGTATTGGAAGGAACAACTACCATGAATTTGAAACCGGAAGAACTGGTCAAGGTGCTGCTGTATTGCGGGAATGGAGGAAGCTGTGACGTATGCTGCCGCCCGAATCCTGGTGAACATAGAGAATTTGAGTGGCGCTGCCTAGGCCCCCTGCTGCTCCACACTGCGTCCCAGATTGAGCGCGACCAGAAGGAAATCGACGAACTGCGCAAGGAGCTTGAGCAGGAGCGGAGATGGCGGCAGACTGCGCAGCAATGGCGAGACCGGGACTGCGGCAGGTGCCGCCTGATGCTGGGCTGCGAATACTTCAAATACGCCGGAGTCCGGAAAGACCAGGAGCTGGAGCCATGGATGCAGACCATGATTCTGAAGAAGGATTGCAGAAAAAATCAGATGAAACCTAATGCCGCTGGAGCGGCGAAATAATTACAAAAGGAGGAAACGTATGAGGCTCACAACAGATACCCCGAAAGACAATTTTGAAATGGCGCTCAACCTGTTTTATGTCAAGGACAAAGAGGTCTGGGTGCGCGAATATGGAAAGAACGGTGCAGATATTTCCCTGCTCAATCTGACGCGGGAGATTCTGAGCTACCAGTGCCCATATGTAGAGCCAGACATCTCTGACGATGACCTGATTATGATGATGCCGGAATGGCTTTTCGATGATGTTCGGGCGACGGAACATGTAGTCGGGCTGCTCTATCAGGCAGCGTGGGTGTGCGCGGAGCTGCGCGAGCACCTAAAAGAATTTGAAGACAAGGAGGATACACGAATGAAGAAGCTATTCATATCGCAGCCCATGCAGGGCAAGAGCAAGGAGGAAATCCTTGCGGAGCGGAAGGTCGCGATCTGCCAGGCAAAAGAGGCCGTCGGAGACGAAGTCGAGATCATCGACAGTTACTTCGAAAACGCCCCGGCGTGCAACCGGCCGCTCTGGTTCCTGGGAGAAAGCCTGAAGCTGCTCGCAACAGCAGATATTGCATATTTTGCAACAGGTTGGGAAGGCGCACGCGGATGCAAGATCGAGCACACCTGCGCAGAGGAATACGGCGTCCGCATCATTGAGACACCGGGAATGTGAAGGAGGGATACGCTATGAGCGACATTAAGATTACCAAGGAGAGAATTGACGCGCTTCTCGGCGAAGCGGACATCCGGACACTGACGCTGTTCGGGAAATGCACGGTGGTAACGGCGAAGCTGAAGAACGGGTTCGTTCTGACGGCCGACAGCGCGTGCGTTGACCCGGCAAACTACGACAAGCGCACGGGCGAGCGCATCTGCCTGGAGCATATCGCAAACAAGCTCTGGGAGCTGGAAGGATACCGGCTGCAGTGGGAGGTTTTTAACAAGGCGAACCGCAAAGGCACGGCACCGGGCCTGGACGACGAAACGCTCGATGAGATGCGCACGCTTTGCAGCAGGGCACTGCGAGCCTGGGGCGCAGAGATGCAGAGCGTCGTGGCAGCGGAGGAACTTTCTGAGCTGCAGAAGGAGCTTTGCAAAAGCGTGCGCGGAGAGGACAATGCAGACGCAATCGCTGAAGAGATCGCGGACGTGCAGATCATGCTGGAGCAGATGCTGCTGCTGCATGACTGCCGGGACGCCGTGGACGAGTGGCGCAGGCGGAAACTGGAACGTCTGGAGCAGCGGCTGCCGAAGATCGCAGACCGGAGCCAATACAATCACGCATGGGTTCTGGAACGGACGGACGGCAGCACGCGGTATTACTACTGCGAAAAATGCGGGGCGCGCCACAAACAGGCCGTGCCACAGAAGGCAGACGCAGCGTGGGAGTGACGGTATGAAGGCTATGACGGCAGAGCGCTGCAGCGGCATCAAGAGCGGGTACTGGAGCGCGGAGAAGAAAGAAGACCTCGTGCAGCAGCTGGGGCTGTATGAGCACCAGATTCTCAGCCCGGAGAAGATCAAACGGTTTCAGAAGCTGCGCACAAGGCTGAAGGGGGCCAGGGAGATCGTAGAGCTGGCGAACGAATGTGGGCGGCGGGTTTGCGATGAAGTCGGCCACTTCGCCTGCCCATTCGGAGACGAGAGCATGGAAGACTGTGCCCTGCGGCTGGAGGCAAAGTACGATGAGACCATCGGGCTGCTGCTCGATCTGGCGGAGACGATGGGCTGACAGACAAATACAGGAGGAAAAGCTATGTTTGACATCACAAAAAAGAACGACGATCACGACGGACTGGGCGCAGCTGAAGACCGTGCAGGAGCAGATGAACCTGGCGGAAATCATGCTGGAGGTCGGCAGCGAGTTCCCGATCTGCCTTGAGGCCGACGCAGACAATGAGAATGATGCGTTTGAGCAGCTGACGGCGCAGGTAGTGCACGTCACGAAGGGAGGCCGCGTGATGGTTGTACTGAAGGACTGCATGGAGAAGATGCACGCAATGAACGACTACGTGACGAACGAAGGCGGCTGGAAGGACAGCGCGATGCGCAAGTGGCTGAACGAAGATGTATTGCCTCGGCTGCCGAAAGAGCTGCAGGCGATGGTCGTGCCGCGCACCATCCGGCAGAAGATCAACGGCGAAGAAGTGCAGACGCAGGACAAGCTGTGGCTGCCGTCGTTTACGGAAATGTTCGGCGCAGAGGCGGCGGCTGAGTGGACGACCGGCGATCTGGGAGATGAACAGTTTGAACTGTTTGACTAGGAACGCAGCCGCGTGAAGGAAGTTCCGGGAAGAGGAACATGGTGGTACTGGCTCCGCTCTCCGGATGGCAGCGACTCCGCGTATGTCTGCAGTGTCAACAGCAACGGCAACGCCGACTACGACGCCGCGAGCTATGCGTATGGCGTGGCCTTCGGCTTCTGCCTTTAATCCGGAATCTACCTATGATCTGCACGCCTGTGTGCGTGCAGATCGGCTCAGAAAGGAGCGCACGATGCAGAAACAGACGCAGAACTTTCGCTGGCGCGTGACACACAAAGCGCATGGAACGGTCGAAGTCGAGGGCATCGACCGGCTGCGGGCCATTATTGCAGCGGCCATGACATGGAAGCAGCGATGGACGCTCATTGCCAGAGCGTGCGAGACAGAAAAGCTGGGGCCAGCGTGACGAGGAAGCAGGGATGCAGCAGCTGCGCACGGGCCTTCCGCGAAGAGCAGCCGGGCGGCATGACGGCGCTTCGCTGCGGATACCGCGCAGGCGCAGCGGAGCAAACACCTCCGAGGCCGGACGGAATCCGGATGCTGCAGCCGAGCGTCTGCTATGGAAGGATTACCCAGCTATTTCCGACGGGCATGGACGGCTGCGCAGACGGAACGCCGCCAGCATGGTGCCGAGGATACTTCATTCAGAAACAACATTAGCCGAAACAGGGCGCAGCCGCGTCCTGTCTGCCGGGGACAGCCTCCCGGCACTGACGATGGCAGGCTGGCCATATACATTATATATTCGCGCGTACGCGCGAATTAAGGCTTGTAAGCAATCTTAACTTAGCAACCATTCTCTGAAGGAGGACACAGGGCCATGTATCAGGGGCGCACCTTCATCCGCGAAAGCGTATATGTCTGCGGCAATTACATGGACGCGGACATATATCCGGTGTTTCAGAAACCAGGCCGCAGACGCAGCCGCTGCAAGCCGACGAGCGAGATTCAGAGAAGACTTAACCAGAAGAACGCAGAGAAGAGACTCACGCGCCTGGTACATACGAACTTCACGGAAGACGACGTCGCTCTGCATCTCACCTACCGGCCGGGAGAAGAACCGGAGACGAAAGAGGGTGCTCAGCGCGATCTGCAGAATTACATCCGCCGTCTGAAGCGGAGATATACAAAGCTCGGCAAGGAGTTCAAGTATATCAGCTGCACGGAATACGGAAAGAAGACAAACCGCATCCACCACCATCTCATCATCAGCGGCGGACTCGACCGCGACGAGATCGAGAAGCTGTGGGGACGCGGCTATGCAAACAGCATCCGTCTGCAGTTCGGGCCGGATGGCGTAACGGGTCTTGCGCACTATATCGCGAAGGATAAGCTGTTCTTCCGCCACTGGAACCAGAGCCGGAACCTGGTGCAGCCGGAGCCTGCCCAGTACGACGGGAAGATCACGCTGGACGAGGTGGGAAGCCTGGTAGACGCCATCGAGGAAAAGAACGCATGGGTGCAGCTGGAGCAGCGGTATCCGGAATATCAGCTGACATCCATCAGCTATGTCCGCAACGCCGTCAACAAGGGCGTTTATATTCACTTCGAGATGAGACGGAGGTGGGGACAATAGGCATACGGCTGGAAGACCTGCCGCTGCGTGCGCAGCAGCAGGCACTCGCTCAGCTCAAAACAGCGCAGATACAGAGGGCCAGGAAGTACCGGAACGAGCCGGAGATGGCAGAGGGCATCCGCTTTGACAGCAAGAAGGAGGCCGGAAGGTTTCGGGAACTGCAAGCCATGCTGCAGGCAGGACTCATCCGCGAGCTGCGGCTGCAGCAGGACTTCACGCTGCAGGAAGCATACACCACGCCGGACGGAAGACGCATCCGCGCCATCCGGTACTGCGCGGACTTCTGCTATGAGCGGAAGACGCAGACCGGCTGGGAGAAGATCGTCGAGGACGTTAAGAGCCGGGCGACGCGGACACAGAAGTATATCATCAAGCGGAAGATGATGCAGGACAGATACGGAATCGAGATCAAGGAGATATGAACATGAAGATCGGAGACATCGTACAGAGAATCCCGGAGACATTCGGGGAGACGGAGATCGTCCAAGCAAAAGACAGAAAGCAGCCGAAGAAGGAGCGCAAGCCATTCACGGGGACGGTGACGTACATCCACCCACTGAGGAGATACCACGTCGTCAGCTTCCGGGTGCGCGGCGGTGTCATCCGCGAGAGCTTCGCAGGCGCATGAGACAGACGACGGCGTAAGAGAAAGGGCGTGAGGGAATGTTCCGTTTCAAATCTGGCGTGAAGGTAGACTACAACCGGCAGGGGTATATCTATTTCACCTCACGCCTTTACAAAGACCTGCCGGAAGAAGACCAGCGGGTCATCCTCAACCTGTGCCTGGAACATGGCGGGGAGAGCTACCAGGCGCTGTTTGAGTTCGTGACAACAGACACGACGGCGACGGCGGTGTGCATGAAGCACTGCCTGAGCAAGTCCACGCTGCACCGAATGGTGCGAAGGTACTACGAGGATTTCCCCAAAAAGCTATAATTCGGGCAACGAAAAGCAGGACTGCAGGCGTGCAGCCCTGCTTTTTGTGCAAGGTGCCGAAAAAGTTGACACTTCGTGACGTGACTTTTCCAGTATCATGGCATCGTGACGGGGCATGCACTCGATATTGCAGCAAGACCCTGCGGGAGGGCGCCGCGCATTAGGCGGGATTTGAGCGGTGCGGAGAGCATATTTGAATTTTTCCCCACGACAAGCGCACGCATACGGGTGCGCACGCGCGGGAACCTTAGAGCGCCGGGACGGGAGGTGGCGCAGATGGCGGCAGGAAGGCCCAAAAAATACACCAAAAAGAAGCTGCGGGAGGAAACGGAACGGTATTTCCGCAGCATTTCGCGAACGATTCCGGCCAGAGACGACACGGGCGGCATCATCCGGAACGACGACGGCGATGAGATTCAGCTTTTGCAGTACGTTGTGCCGCCGTCGATTGCCGGACTGTGCCTGCAGCTGGGCATTGATCGCAGCACTTGGCAGAACTACGCAGACCCGACGCTGCATCCGGAGCTGGCGGACGTGGCAGCCGAAGCCAGAGCGCGGATTGAAGCGTATCTGGAGCAGGAGCTTTTGACGCGGGAGAAGGGGCTGCAGGGCATCATCTTCAATCTGCAGAACAACTACGGCTGGCGGCAGAAGCAGGAAGTTGAGCTGGGCGAAAAGACGCGCAGCTCGATGGGGGCCGGTGAGCTGCGCATTGCAGACAAGCTGGCGCTGCTGGCCGAGGAACGCGACGCGCTGCTTATGACGGAGCGAGAAGACGATGGCGAAGAAGCAGACGCAGAAGGAACTTGACCTGAAGGTCGAATGTGCGCTGTGGTTCCGGAATCTCCGGGAGACGAACAACCGCACGTTCCTGCCGCTGTTCTGGGACGAGCACAGATACCTGGTTCTGAAGGGCGGCGGCGGTTCCGGAAAGTCGATCTTCGCGGGGCGAAAGATTCTGGAGCGGGCCATCACGGAGCCGGGGCACCGGTTCCTGGTCTGCCGGAAGGTCGCCAGGACGCTGCGGGAGAGCTGCTTCAAGCAGCTTTTGGGACAGCTGGCAGACTTCTATCCGGACAGCGGATACAAAGCCAACAAATCAGACCTTGCTATTTCGTTCCGCAACGGAAGCGAGATCATCTTCGCAGGTCTGGACGACGTCGAGAAGCTGAAGTCGATCTACAACATCACGGGCATCTGGATTGAAGAAGCGAGCGAACTGCTGGAGGGAGATTTCAACCAGCTGGACATCCGACTGCGCGGCCGGACGCGGGAGTATCAGCAGATCATCCTCACCTTCAACCCGATCAGCATCAAGCACTGGCTGAAGAAACGGTTCTTCGACCGAAAAGACCCACGGGCGCGGGTGCATGAGTCCACCTACAAGGATAACCGCTTTCTGGACGACGCGGCCATTCGGACGCTGGAGAGCTTTCAGGAGACGGACGAGTATTACTACCAGGTCTACTGCCTGGGAATGTGGGGCGTGACCGGCAAAACCGTCTTCGACGGAAAAGCTGTGGCGGCAAGGCTGCAGGCTATCCGGCCGCCGAAGCGCACGGGTATTTTTGAGTATGACGACGACGGCGTGAAGCTGTCTTCGATCAGCTGGACGGACGACAAGACCGGCTGCATCCGCATCTACCGCGAGCCGGAGCCGGGCGTGCCGTATGTCATCGGCGGAGACACCGCCGGAGAGGGCAGCGACAGCTTCGTGGCACAGGTGCTGGACAACAGAACCGGCGTGCAGGTGGCACAGCTTCGCGGGAAATTCGACGAGGACGTCTTCGCCCGGCAGGTCTACTGCCTGGGCCTGCACTACAACACGGCGCTCATCGGCCTGGAGACGAACTTTTCCACCTACCCTGTCATGGAACTGGAGCGGCTGCGGTATCCGCGCCAGTATGTGCGGGAGACCATCGACGACTACACACACAAAGTCCGGCAGTCGTTCGGCTTTCTAACGAACACGAAGACGCGGCCGGTCATCCTCGCTGAACTCATCAAAGCCGTGCGGGACGACATCGAGATCGTGAACGACGAGACGACGCTGGAAGAGATGCTGTCGTTCGTGCGCAACCCGGAGACCCTGAAGCCGGAAGCGGAGCCGGGCGCACACGATGACTGCGTGCTGTCGCTGGCCATTGCTCACCACATCCGGCCGCAGCAAAGCTACCTGCTGCAGGAGCCGAGGGCGCAGGGCGTGAAGTGGTCGCGCAGCCAGTGGGAGGACTACGAAAACGCGTCGCCCGCGGAGCGGGAGATGCTGAAGAAGAAATGGGGAACCCCGGCTACCTGACAGGCAGCCGACGACATAGGAGTGAAGATCATGGCGAAACGAGCGAACAACGACAAGCTCCGGCTCTGGCAGGACAGGCTCTCTCGAAACGAAAGCGCTTATGAATCCGAGGCAAGCCGGATGGACGAGCGGGAGGCACTGTATGCAGGCGTCAATCAGCTGCGGGCCATCGTCCGGGGCGAGAGGAAAACGCAGACACCGCACGTCCGGAACATCTGCGCGGAGCTGATCGAAGCGCAGACGGACAGCAACATCCCGCAGCCGAAGGTCACGGCCCGGCGGAAGAAGGACGAGATGAAGGCCAAGCTCATCGAAGATATGCTCCGCAACGAGCTGGACAGGATGCCGTTTGAACAGCTGAACGACATGATGGAACGCACGGTGCCCATCCAGGGCGGCGCTGCGTTTTTGGTCGAGTGGGACAACACGCAGCGGACGCACTTCACGATCGGAGAGCTGGCTGTGTCTACGCTGCACCCGAAGCAGATCGTGCCGCAGGACGGTGTCTACACGGGCGTGGAGGACATGGACTATATCATCCTCAAAATCCCGCAGACGAAGGAGTACATCCGCCGGAAGTATGGCGTGAGCGTGGCAGACGAGTCGGAGCGCGAACCGGACGTCAAGGGCGCGGGCGACACGTCCACGGCGGATGATCTGGTCACGCAGTACATCGCCTATTACCGCAACGACAAGGGAGGCATCGGCCTTTACAGCTGGGTAAACGATACGGAGTTGGAAGACCTGGACGACTACCAGGCGCGGAAGCTCCGCCGGTGCGTCCAGTGCGGCGCCATTGAGCCGCTGGCAGCGGAACCGATGGAAGAACCGAGCACAGACGGAACGCCGCCGCAGCCGATTTTGCAGCCGCAGACACCGGAAGCGGCCATTCAGGAAGCGGCGAACGAGCTGGAGCGGGAGACCAGACCGGCGGTGCAGCGCGGCGGGCGCAAGGCCTGTCCGTACTGCGGCGGGACGAAGTGGGCAGAGTCCACCGAGGAATACGAGGAAGTCTACTTCCCGATTCAGCGCACAGACGGGAGCGTCATTCCAGGCGTCGTTCCGAAGCAGACCGCCAGCGAGACACAGACAGACGAGCTGGGCCTGCCGGTCGTCACGATCACGGAAGAGCCGACACGCATCCCGTTCTACAAGCCGGACATCTTCCCTGTCATTCTGCAGAAGAATGTGAGCATGTACGGCAGGTTCCTTGGTGACAGCGACATCGACAAGATTGCAGACCAGCAGAACACCACAAACCGCGTTGAGGCCAAGATCATTGACAAGCTGCTCAAATCCGGAAGCTATATCACGCTGCCGGACGAGGCCAGCATCCGCGTGGATGCAGACGACATGAAGGTCATACGGCCGGGCAACGCCGCGACGAAGGCGCTCATCGACGTCTACGATCTGCAGGGCAACGTGCAGCAAGACCTCACCTATCTGGCACAGGTCTACGAAGAGGCGCGGCAGGTCATCGGCATTACAGATTCCTTCCAGGGTCGGACAGACCACACCGCCACGAGCGGCAAGGCCAAGGAGTTCGCAGCGGCGCAGTCGGCCGGGCGCCTGGAATCCAAGCGTGTGATGAAAGATGCAGCATACGCTGCGCTCTTCGAGGCGATGTTCAAGTTCAAGCTGGCGTACACGGACGAGCCGAGGCCGGTCGTGTCGTCGGACATCCACGGAAACGCGCAGTATGAGACCTTCAACCGGTACGATTTTCTGGAGCAGGACGACGCCGGGGAATGGTGCTGGAACGATCAGTTCCTCTTCTCGTGCGACACATCCGCGCCGCTGGCGTCGAACCGCGAGGCCATGTGGCAGGAGACGCGCATGAACCTGCAGACCGGCGCCTTCGGAGACCCGGCGCAGCTGCCGACACTCATCCTGTTCTGGACGAAGATGGAGATGCTGCACTATCCGGGCGCCAGCGAGACGCGCGGGTATCTCGAAGAAGAGCTGAAGGAACAGCAGGCCCAGCAGCAGATGGCCATGCAGATTCAGATGGCCCAACAGCAGGCAGCCGTGCAGGCCCAACAGGCGCAGCAGCCAGCCGGTATCGACGAGCAGACGGCACAGGCCGTCGTGCAGCGGGCCAGACAGGACGCAGCACGGGACTCTGCCGCAGCGAGACAGCAGCCCCAGGGGACAGCCCCTGTTTGATTCTTTTGATCGTTTCTTTTATCCGGGTATCGCCCGGCCTCCTAAAGCGGCAGGCTGCGCGGGATTGGGGTACCCGCGCAGCTGGCCGTGACGCAGGAGCATCCAAAAAGAAAGGAGGACGAACACATGGCAGACAACAAGAGACCCGGCTACGCTGGCAGCATCCAGAACACCGGCGCACAGAAGGTCAACGCGCCTTTCTCGCAGAACGTGAAGAAGGGCAACGGCCAGGTGAAGACCGGCAACGATCTTCGCACCGGCAGTTCCGGCAGCGGCAAGAGCGGCAAGTGATGCCGCTCACCGCCAGCCCCGACAACTTCGCAGCAATAGCGTAAAAATGCAAGGCCCGCAGACTGCGGGTACCGGAGGGACACGTGAACGAGATCGACTACGGCGCACTGTTTGGCATCGACGAAGGCGGAAAAGAGCAGGAAGCCGCCGAACCTGCACAGTCGCAGGAAGAACAGGCGCAAGGCGAAGAAGTGCAGGAGGCCGCCGACCCTGCCGAAGAAGACCAGGACAATACACAGCAGACAACCGGCGCAGACAACCAGGCGTCCGAAGAAGATGCAGGCGGCGAGCAGCCGGAAGGCAATACAGAAACGGGCAGCGAAGGTGCGCAGGATGCGAATGCCCGCAACGCACAGTTTGCAGCGGCACGCCGGAAGGCGGAAGCAGAGCGGGATGCGGCGATTGCAAAGGCCAGAGAGGACGCCAGAGCGGAAGCGCAGCGGTTCATCGACGAGGCGTTTGCAAGCAGCGGCATGACGAACCCGTACACCAAGAAGCCCATCACCTCAAAGGCGGAGTACGAAGAGTACCGGGAGCGCTTTGAGGAAGAGAAGAAGTCTCATCTGCTCCGCAAGAGCGGGATGAGCGACGAAGAGTTCAATCAATTTGTGCAGAATCTGCCGGAGGTGCGCGAAGCGCGGGAGGCAAAGCTGGCGGCGGAAAAGGCCAGACAGGACGCCCAGGAGGCGCAGGCCAAGGTGCAGGTGGACGAGCAGCTGAAGAAGATCAGCGAGCTTGACCCCAACATTCGCCAGCTGCAAGACCTGGCAAAGATGCCGAACTATCCGCAGTTCTATGAACTGGTGAAGAAGGGCAACAGTCTGCTCGACGCTTTTAAGCTGGCGAACTTCGAGACGCTTTCACAGGGCGCAGCGGCTAGGGCACGCCAGGCGGCCATCAATGCCGCGCAGTCGAAGCAGCATCTGGCGCAGACGCAGACGCGGGGGAAGGGCGCCGTGCCGGTTCCTTCGGACGTGAAGGAGCTGTACCGCACCATGAACCCCGGCGTCACCGACGCGGAGATTCAGGCACATTACAGCCGGACACACAAGGGCTGAGAAAGGAGCATTTCCCATGAGTTTCAAAATTCACAGCATCGATGACAACCGGATTTCGGGCATCGAATATCTGCCGTGCAGCGCCATCACGCCGAAGGTCGGCATGGCGCTCATCCAGTCGGGCGGGAACCTCGCGCTGGCAACCGGCACGAACGCGCCGACGTACATCTCCATGTGCGAGAAGGACAGCCCGTGCACGGCGGGCGACATCATCCCCGTGATTCGGGTGAACAAGGACATGATCTTCGAGACCACGTTTGCAGCGGCGGCGACCAGCGTGAAGCTGGGCGACAAGGTGACGCTGCACACGGACGGTCTGCAGGTCACGGGCACGACCGCGAGCGGCGTGGCTGAAGTCGTCTATATGGACGGCACGGCGGCGGGCGATATGTGCCGCGTCCGCTTCTGATACCAGGAAAGGAGACATGAGCAATGGCTAACATTACCTTTACCGAAGGCTCCGGCCTTCAGGACAGCATTTTCGGCAAGAGCCAGGAACCGATCAAGATGTTCCTGGAGAAGCGCGGCGAGGCTTTTGAGCAGGCCAGTATGCTGCCGGAACTGTTCAACATCTCCCCCAGCAACCACTGGGGCGAGAAGTTCACGACCATGACCGCGATGGAGGGCTTCCAGCCGGTCGGCGAGAACGGCGACTATCCCGTGGACGGCATGCAGGAAGGCTTCAGCAAGTTCCTGGAGCACATGACCTGGAAGAACAGCTTCTCGCTGTCGCGCGAGATCGTGGAAGACGGCAAGCTGATGGACCTCAAGAAGCAGCCTGCGGGCTTCATCACGTCGTATTACCGCACGCGCGAGAAGTTCGGCGCGGCGCTGCTCGGCGCGGCCATCACCGGCGCAACGAGCACGAAGTTCTACGGCAAGACCTTCTCTACGCTGGGTGCGGACGGCAAGTGCCTGTTTGCAAAGGAGCACCCGTCGGCGCTGGGCAAGAAGAAACAGTCGAACCTCTTTGCCGACGGTTTCTCCAACGACGCGCTGGCTGCAGCGGAATCCGCCATGCAGGACTTCCGAGGCGACAACGAAGAAGTTTTGGACGTGGCGCCGACGACCATCCTCATCCCGAACGAGTACACGCTCAAGCGGGATGTCTTCGCCGCGATCGGTGCAGACAAAGACCCGAACACCGCCAACAACGGTTTCAACTTCAACTTCGGCCGCTGGAACGTTATCGTCTGGCCGTACCTCAACCAGTTTATCACCGCAGGCACGAAGCCGTGGGTGCTGCTGGACAGCAAGTACAACGAGGAATACGGCGGTGCCGTGTGGCTCGACCGTGTGGCGCTGGAGGTTCGCAGCGAGCTGGCAGGCAACGACGCCAACGCCTGGAAGGGCTATGCGCGTTTCATCGCGGGCTTCAACGACTGGCGGGCGTTCTGTGTCGGCGGTGTGACCGGAGGCACGCAGCTCATCGCCGCTTCGACCGGCGGCTAATCAGAACACAGACCAGACGGGGCGGCGGCGCAGGCCGCTGCCCCGCTTTGCATTTTTCAAGGAAGGAGGTGCCGGGCATGGCAACCTTGAAGAGCGTCATCGACATGGTAGACGAGATCAAGCCGAACGCCTTCTCCAACGAGGCCAAGACGCAGTGGCTCAACGAGTGCGAGGGGCTGGTGCAGACGGAGGTTCTGCTCTTCGCAAGCGAAGAGATCATCACCTACCACTATGACGCAGATAAGGACAAGGAGCTGCTGGCGCAGCCGCCGCACGACAAAATCTACTGGGCCTATTTGACGGCCATGATCGACTTTGCAAACGGCGAGTACAACAAGTACCAGAACACGATGCAGGTATTCAACAGCTTTTTCAGCGAGTTCATGCGCTGGTTCGCGCTCAACTACCATCCGGCGGACACCCACATGGAGGTGTATGTATGAGCTACACGAAGATCGGAACCGAGTGGCGCGGGTATTACATCACGGCTTATGGCATCGCCGTGAAGCACGGCTTCACCGGAACCGAGGAAGAGTGGCTGGCCAGTCTGAAGGGCGACGGCGGCGAGCCGGTCGTCATCCGGTACAGCGAGACCGACGGGCAGCTGCAGTGGAAGTATGAAAACGAAGACGACAGCGCGTGGCGTGAGATTCTGACGCTTGCAGATTTGCAGGGAGACCTGGTTTCTGCGACGATCTCACAGGCGCAGGCGGCCAAGGCAGCGGCAGAGGCGGCAAAGACAGCCGCGCAGTCGGCAGCATCGAGCGCCCAGGCCGACGCCAGCGCTGCGCAGACGGCAGAAGCAACCGCCAGCACGAAGGCGGCAGCGGCAGCCGCTTCCGAGCAGACAGCTTCCGGGGCAGCGGACACGGCGCAGGCGGCCGCCACAAAGGCGGAGAACGCGCAGAAGACCACGACAACGAACGCCGCGCAGGCGGCACAGTCGGCCACGGACGCCCGCACGGCGAAGGCAGGCGCAGAGTCGGCGGCCAGCAATGCGGCAGAGTCTGAGGCGGCAGCAAAGACGGCGGAGACGAACGCGAAGAAAAGCGAGGCATCCGTCGCGGCAGACAGCGCAGCGGCGACAAAAGCGGCTGGAGATGCGGCAAACGCACAGACGGCTGCGGAAGCGGCCAGAGATGAGGCGGTCGGCAGTAAGACGGCGGCAGCTGCATCCGCTGCAAGCGCAGGCCAGGACAGGCAGGCAGCGCAGGCAGCCAAGGCTGCAGCAGAGACTGCGAAGACGGACGCCCAGGCAGCGGCTGCGGACGCGCAGGAAAGCGCGGAGCTTGCGCAGAGCAGCGCACAGGGCGTGGAGGCAAACGCAAAAGCAGCTGAGAGCTGGGCTGTGGGCGGCACAGGAACGCGCGAGGGCGAGAACACCAACAACGCGAAGTATTGGTGCGACAGCGCACAGGCCATTGCAGGCGGCGGCGTGACGAGCTTCAACGGACGCGGCGGCGCAGTTGTTCCGAAGGTGGGCGACTATACCCCGGAGATGGTAGGCGCAGACGCAGCGGGAACCGCCGAGACCAAGGCGGGCACTGTGCAGGGCAACCTCGACGACCATGAGGCCGATACCACGAAGCACGTCACGGCGGCGGAGCGCACCAAGTGGAACGGCAAGCAGGACAAGCTGACCTTCGACACAGCCCCGACGGCGAACAGCACGAACCCCGTGACCAGCGGCGGCGTGAAGACGGAGCTGGACAAGAAAGCCAACGCCACGAGCTTGGGCGCACACACCGGAAACACGGACAACCCGCACCAGGTAACGGCAGCGCAGGCAGGCGCAGACCCGGCAGGAACCGGCAAGTCGGAAGCGGCCAGCGCGGTGTCGGCACACAACAGCTCCAGCGCGGCGCACAGCGACATCCGCACCGCGCTTGCAGGGAAAGAAACGGCAGGCGCTGCGGCAACTGTGCAGGGCAACCTCGACGACCACGAGGCCGATACCACGAAGCACGTCACGGCGGCGGAGCGGACGGCCTGGAACGCAAAGAGCGGGAAGGCTGTTTCCTTCACGGTGACGCTGGCGGCTGCCAACTGGAGCAGCAAAGCGCAGACGGTGAGCAACGCGAACTTCCTGACGGGCGCGTATGCGTATGTGGTGTCGCCTGCACCGGCCAGCTTCGGCGCATACAGCGCAGCGATCATCTACGCGGACAATGTGACGCAGGCAGGAAAGATGACCTTCCACTGCAGCCAGACGCCGACGGCGGCATTGACGGTGAACATCACGAGAATTGAGGTGGGAGCATGAACGGATTAGTCTTCAACATGGTAGGCGGCGGAGGCGGCGGGGTGAAGCTGGTGTCGATCGCCATTACAACGCCGCCAGCAAAAACGACCTATGTCTCCGGAGAGACCTTCAATCCGGCAGGCATGGTCGTCACGGCGACATATTCCAACGGCGCCACGCTCAAGGCAACCGGATACAGCTTCAGTCCGGACACGGCGCTGACGGACGGTACGACGAGCGTCACCATCGAGTACACGGAAGGCGGCGTGACGAAGACGGCGGAGCAGGCCATCACGGTGGTGCACCGGCTGGAGTCGATCTCTATCACGACGAAACCGACGAAGACCACCTATGAGTACGGCGACAGCTTCCAGAGCGCCGGCATGGTGGTAAAGGCCACATATTCCGACGGCGCCACGGCCAACGTGACCGGCTACAGCTGCAGCCCGACGCTGCTTAGCACGGTCGGTACGCAGACGATCACGGTGAGCTACACGGAAAACGGCGTAACGAAGACGGCGACGACGAGCGTGACGGTGAACCGGAAGACGATCTCTGCGGTGCCGAGCCAGAGCGGGACGCTGACCTACAACGGCGGCAGCCAGTCCCCCACATGGAACAACTACAGCACGACGCAGCTGACCATCGGCGGCACGACCTCCGGCACGAACGCGGGAAGCTACACGGCAACCTTCACGCCGAAGAGCAATTACCGCTGGGCAGACGGCACGACGACGGCGAAGAGCGTGAGATGGAGTATCGGGAAGGCGGCAGGGAGCCTCTCCATCTCCCCCACCAGTATGACGCTGGACACCACGACGAAGAGCAAGACCATCACGGTGACGCGCAGCGGCGACGGCACGATCAGCGCCGTGAGCAGCAACACAGCGGCGGCGACGGTGAGCGTGAGCGGCAACACGGTGACGGTGTCGGGCAAGGCCAACGGCAGCGCGACGATCACCATCAGTGTGGCAGCAGGAACAAACTATACTGCGCCCGCGAGCAAGACCTGCGCGGTGACGGTGAGTTTCCTGAAGGATAATTTCGCAGACAACGACTGGGCTTCCATCATCGCGGCGTGCCATAGCGGCAGCGTGCCCAGCACATGGGTAGTGGGCAACAGCAAGACGATGACCATCAATGGCGCGAGTTATCAGGTGGACATCATCGGCAAGAACCACGACACCTACACCGCAGGCGGGAAGGCACCGCTGACCTTCCAGCTGCACGACTGCTACGCGGACACGAAAGTCATGAACAGCTCGAGCACCAACAGCGGAGGATGGACGAGCTGCGCCATGCGAAGCACGCACCTGCCCGCCATCCTTGCCCTGATGCCGACGGAGATACAGAACGGCATCCGGGAGGTGAATAAGCTGACCTCGGCGGGCAGCCAGAGCGCCACCATCAACACCACGGCGGACAAGCTGTTTTTGCTCAGCGAGGTCGAAATCTTCGGCTCGACCACCTACTCGGAGGCAGGCGAAGGCACGCAGTATGACTACTACAAGGCAGGCAACAGCAAGGTCAAGAAGCGGAACGGCTCTGCGGCCTACTGGTGGGAGCGCTCTCCGTATGGCAGCAACTCCACGTTTTTCTGCTATGTCTTCAGCAACGGCTACGCCGACTACAACGACGCGAGCGATGCGAATGGCGTGGCCTTCGGCTTCTGCTTTTAATCCAGAATCCGGAAAGCTAAGATTTCAAAACGAAGAAAGCTCTGCCTCCGGCCAGCAGCCTGTGTGCTGCGGGCAGGAGGCGGCAAGAAAGGACGAGGCGGTATGGCAGTCTACAAATCCAAACGGAGCGAAAGCAGCATGCAGTTCGTGGACACGGCGAAGAAACTGGAAGCGTTCACGCTCAGCTGCTGCATGAAGGCACCGAAGCGGTACACGTTCTTCCTCACGTCGCGCATTATGCAGCTGGCCAGCGACGTGCACGAGCACGCGGCAGCGGCCAACAACATCTGGCCGACGAATCAGCACGAGGCGCAGATGCGCCGGGACGAGCTGACGCGGGCAAACATTGCGCTGCAGAATCTCGACCCGAAGCTGCAGCTGCTATACGAGGCGGCCCGGCAGAACCCGGAAGGGTGCAAATGGATTGGGAAGGCCATGGAGCAGTGGGGTGCGATGATCGCGGAGGAAGCGAAGCTGCTGGCAGCTGTCCGGAAGAAAGACCGGCAGCGGTACAAGGATTTGCCGGACGGGCCTGCCGGAGTTTCGGAAGAATAGACAACATGGGTTAAGCTCTGTTTTTGTTGCCGTCGGCTCTGCAGCCAACTGGTGGGAGCGCTCTCCGAATGGCAGCAACTCCACGAATTTCTGCAATGTCAACAGCAACGGCAACGCCAACTACAACAACGCGAGCAATGCGAATGGCGTGGCCTTCGGATTCTGCACAGCACGGTCTGACGCAGTAACCGCTGGAAGGCGGCGAAGCAGTACCTATGCAGAAGGAGAGCTTATTCCCGGCAAAAGCCAAAACAATCCGCCGGTGCAGACGGCTGGACGCTGCTTGCATGGCAGGCCGATGTGCGCGGGCCTGTTTCATAGCCGGACTGCCACGAGGGTAGAACGCGCACCCGACAATCATCCCTTACGGCGGGTGCCCGAACGGGCAAGGAGAAGAACCATACATGACAAGCGAAGAGCGAAAAGAGGGCCGGTATCAAAGACGCTGCGCCAGGCGGGAAGCAAAGCGCCGGGCCAGGAGCGAAGCGTGTGGCAGCTTTGAGCAGGTATTCAGTTACGAGAACCTATACAAAGCGGGGCTGGCGTGCTGCAAGGGCGTGCGCTGGAAGTGCTCGACGCAGCGGTATCTGGCAAGTTTGTCTGAGAACACGGCCAGGACGCGGAAGGCACTGATGGACGGAACGTGGAAGACAATGGGCTTCCACGAATTTGACATCATGGAGCGCGGAAAGCTGCGGCACATCCGGAGCGTCCACATCTCAGAGCGCGTGGTGCAGCGGTGCTTATGTGACAATGCGCTGGTGCCGCTGTTCTCATCGGCCTTCATATACGACAACGCGGCGAGTCTGAAGGGCAAGGGCATCGACTTTGCCATGGACAGAATGAACCGGCACCTGCAGCGGCATTACCGGAAGCATGGGATGCAGGGCGGCATCCTGGTGTTCGACTTCACGGACTATTTCAACTCCGCACCGCAGGAACCGATTCATCGGGAGAACCGGCGCAGGCTCTACGACGAGCGCGTCCGGGAGCGGGCAGAGATCTTCATGGCGGACTTCGGCGAGCGAGGATTCGGCCTGGGCAGCCAGGTGAGCCAGATCGACGCGCTGATGCTGGCCAACGGACTCGACCATTTCATCAAAGAGCAGCTGCACATCCGGGGCTACGGCCGGTATATGGACGACGGGTATCTCATCTGCGAGGATGTCCGGTATCTGGAGGAATGCGCCGCACGCATCCGGCAATACTGCGCCAGCATCGGGTTGCAGCTGAGCGAGAAGAAAACGCGCATCCTGCCGATCAGGCAGGGCGTGCGGTTTCTGAAGACGAAGTTCAAGCTGACACAGACCGGCGGCGTCATTCGGAAGGCGCAGCGCAAAAGCACCAGAAAGATGCGGCAGAAGCTGCGGAAGTTCCGTCGGTGGGTAGATGACGGACGCATGACGGAAGAAGACGTGCGCACGTCGTATGAGAGCTGGAAGGGCCATATGCGACGGGGAAACAGCTGGAAGGTGCTGCGGAAGACGGACAAGCTGTATCGAAAGCTGTTCGGGGAGAAAGGAGACCATCAATGTACGAAATTCGGAAGGACGGGGGCGTGATTGCACTGACGGAAGCCCCTGATTATATCCGCAGGCATCCGGACGGGTTCTGGCTGCTATGCGGAGAGGATGAGGCCGAAGGCGTGGCCGTGGGCGGAACTCCCATGCTGCTGTCGCAGATCATCCTGGTAAAACGTGACACTGGAACATTCCTGCAGGAAA